CAAGACTGGCCAGTCGCTGCCGTACTTCTTCGATGAAGTGTTTGCACTGCAAGCGCACCCCGACACCGAGGGGAAGATCCAGCGTGCGCTGCTGACGATGACAGATGGTCAGTGGGTGGCGAAGGACCGGTCCGGCCGGCTGGACGCGTGGGAGACGCCGAACCTTGCCGCCATCTTCCAAAAAATCGGAGGCAAGCGTGATTGACCCTGAGGCGCTCATTATCCAGTGGCAGCACCACAAGCAGGAAGAGACGCGCCATCAAGCCGCGCGACGCGCCATCGAAGACCAGCTGGTCGCCCATTTCAAGGTGCCGGCAGACCTCGATGAGACGACGTCGCACATGGCAGGAGCGGTGTCGGTCAAGATCGTGGGCCGGCTGGATCGCAAGGTCGATGCCGAGAAGGTGCAAGAGCTGGCCGCCGAGCATGGCGTCGAAGGCCATCTCTCCACGCTCTTCCGCTGGAAGCCAGAGGTCAACATGCGCGCGTGGAACAACGCCGACGAGCGCATTCGAAAGGCACTGGAAGGTGCCATCACCACGAAACCCGGACGACCGTCCTTCCAAGTCGTCGACAAGTCAGACCGCTAACAACAGGAGACAGACATGGCCCGCCTCGATGAAGTAATCAGCCTCGACAACATTCCGCAGCGTGACAACACCGGCTCGTTCGAGCCCTTGCCCGATGGATGGTACGACGTGACCATCAGCGGCTGCGAGGTCAAGGACACCAAGGCCGGTACCGGCAAGTACCTGCACGTCCGCTACGACGTGACAGGCCCGAGCCACGCCGGGCGCGTGGTGTTTGGAAACTTGAACATCCGTAACGCAAATCCGAAGGCCGAGGAGATCGGTCGCCAGCAGATGGGCGAGCTGATGCGCGCCATCGGCGTGGCAAAGATTGGTGACACCGACGAGCTGGTTGGCCGCTCATGCAAGGTCAAGCTGACGACGCGCAAGTCGGAGCAGTACGGGGACAGCAACGAAATCAAGGGCTGGAAGGGGGCCGGTGGCGCAGCGCCCGCTGGCAAGGTGTCGGCTGCGCCTGCGGTGACGGCTCGTCCAACGCCGCCCTGGGCAAAGAAGTAGCAACCGACCCGCGTGTGGCCCCGAGCGCGGGATGTATCTCCGAGGTATCGGGGCTTTTCTAGGAGGACAAAATGGACGAAATGGAAATCAACGGTGTGAAGTATGTGCGCGCAAACAGCAAGCCAACGGGCAACCGCTGTGTGGTCGTTGTAGACCGAGGTTGGATTTTTGCCGGCGATCTCACACAAGAAAACGGGCGAATCTACCTCGACAACGCGGTTTGGGTTTTCCGCTGGCAGGCTGTTGGGTTTGCGGCGGTCGTTGATGATCCCACGAAAGCCAAAGCCGACATTCGTCGGCTGTCGACGCGCGTGGACATTCCTGAGGGGGCCGAGATTTTCCGTCTGCCGGTTAGCGCAGATTGGGGGCTGTCGTGCGCCCGATAGGCGACGGCGACGGCTACGGCAACGGCTACGGCTACGGTTCCACGTCTCCCAACAGAAGGAGGAGGATGAAATGACCAAGCACACGCCGGGGCCGTGGAAACTTGGTCCGTCTCTTGGTGAGGTACGCGACGACGACGACAATGTGTTGTGCGACGTGTACAGCGACAACGATGAGCAAGCAGAAGCAGATGCGCGCCTTATCGCCGCTGCGCCGGACCTTCTAGCCGCGTGCGAGGCTGTGGCCGTGCTGCTTGTCCGCTATGAAAACAGGTCGATGTCTCCGGAGGTAGGCACCGGAGCAGCGATAGACGCTGCCTATGCCGCCATGGCCAGGGCCAAAGGCAAAGCGCCATGAAAATCCCCGCCCCCCTCAACACCACCGCCGCCGCCATTGACGCATGGCACGAAGCGCAGGCAGACCTGCCCAGGCCGCACATGGGCGCGTCCATGCTAGGCCACGCATGCGACCGCTGGTTGTGGCTCTCGTTTCGCTGGGCTGTGCGCGAGCGCTTCCCAGGCCGCGTCCTTCGCCTGTTCCGCCGCGGCAGGCTCGAGGAGGACACCATCTTGGCCGACCTTGCTGCCATCGGGTGCGTCCTGCGCGAGCCGCCTCCTGGGGAGCAGCACCGCGTCACGCTGGGCGGGCACGTTTCGGGCTCCATCGACGCCATCATTGACGCTGGCCTGCCGGAGGCTCCGACGAAGGCACACGTCGTCGAGATGAAAACGCACAGCCGAAAGAGCTTTGACGCCCTCGAGCGTGACGGCGTGGAGAAGGCCAAGCCCATGCACTACGTCCAGATGCAGACCTACATGCACGGGACCGGCATTGACCGGGCTTTGTATCTGGCCGTCTGCAAGGACGATGACCGGCTCTACACCGAGCGCGTGCGCTACGACCAAGCCGCCGCCGAGAAGGCCATCGCCCGCGGCAAGCGGCTGGCCATCATGGACGAGCAGCCGCCTCCGCTGTCACACGATGCGACGTGGTACGAGTGCCGGTTTTGCGCGGCGCATAGCTACTGCCACGAAAGAAAGGCCAGCGTGCCGAAAAGCTGCCGGACGTGCCGCTACTCGACGGCGACCGAGGCCGGAACGTGGCGCTGCGAGAAGCACGACGCCGAGCCAATCCCGCTCGAGTACCAGCGCCAGGGATGCGCGGATTACGAGATCCACGACGATATGGGAGAACACTGTGTATGATTGCTTATGCATCCAGAACAGGAACAAGGCGAAATCTAGCAGCACTGCGACGCCACGATTGGCGATTGCTGGTAAGCGCCGCTGGGGTGTTGCGTCACGAGGGTTTCCCTTACGCACTTGACAACGGCGCATGGTCTGCATTTACGCAGGGCGTGGCGTGGGACGAACGCGCATTCATCCGCGCTCTCACCATGCTTGGTCGCGGTGCCGATTGGGCGGTGTTGCCTGACATCGTGGCCGGCGGGCCGGCCTCGCTTGACCTATCGCTGCGCTGGATGCGGCGCGTGCTGGACGAGGCGCCTGTCGCGCTGATCGCCGTGCAGGACGGTCTGCAGGCGGAGGACGTGCGCCCGTTTCTCGGTGCGCGCGTCGGCGTGTTCGTCGGTGGCTCGACGGCTTGGAAGCTCGCCACGCTTCCTGCGTGGTGCCAGCTCGCGCAGGCCGTGAGCGCGTGGTGCCACGTCGGCCGCGTCAACACGGCTCGTCGCATCGCGCTGTGCAGCGCCGCGGGCGCGACGTCGTTTGACGGCTCCAGCGCCACCCGTTTTTCCAAGAACGTGCCGCGCCTCGACCACGCGCGGCGACAGACAGCCTGGAGGTTCGCATGAAGGTCCGCATCTCAAAGACGTTTGACTTCGACGCCGCCCACCGTCTCCCCAACGTCCCGGCCGGGCACAAGTGCGGCCACCTTCACGGCCACACGTACCGCGTCGACGTCATGCTCGAGGGGGAGCCCACCGCCGCAGATGGATGGTTTATCGACTACGCCGACATTGCCGCAGCCTGGGAGCGTGTCCACCGTGAGGTGGACCACCGCTACCTAAACGACATACCCGGCCTAGAAAACCCGACGACCGAGGTGCTCGCGCCGTGGATTATGAAAATGCTTGATATGGACGCGCGTGTTGCACCGTTTCTTGTTGCCGTGCGGGTACATGAATCATCATCGACGTGGTGCGAGGTGCAAAGATGATCGATGACATCAAGACGCCGGGGTCGGGCGAGGCGCAGCGCAACGTGTGGAGGAACCTCGAGCGCCTCAAGCCGGGGCACGACGAGGTCAAGGTCGTCATCTGCGATGACGAGGGCTACCGCTGGGACCGTGAGACCCTCGAGCGTCACCCCGTGCCGCCCAAAGACGCGGTGTTTGACCATGCTCCGTGACTACCAACAGCGCGCCATCTCCGACCTGTATGCGTGGTTCGACGCGCATACAGAAGGAAACCCGTGCTTGGTGCTGCCAACCGGGTCTGGCAAGAGCCACATCATCGCGGCGCTGTGTAAAGACGCGCTGCAACAGTGGCCCGAAACGCGCATCCTGATGCTGACGCACCAGAAGGAGCTGATCGAGCAGAACGCAGAGAAGCTGCGCCAGCACTGGCCGAACGCGCCACTCGGCATCTACTCAGCCAGCGTGGGAAAACGCCAGCTAGGCGAACCCATCACATTCGCAGGCATTCAAAGCATCATCCGTCGTCTTGATGACATCGGCCACACCGACATCGTCCTTGTCGACGAGTGTCATCTCATCTCACACGAAGAGCAGGGCAGTTATCGCACGCTGCTGCGCAGTCTGAGCGATGCGAACCCGAACATCCGCATCGTCGGCCTGACGGCGACGCCATACCGCCTTGGCCACGGGCTCATCACTGATCCGCCTGCGCTGTTTTCTGACCTCATCGAACCAGTTTCCATCGAGGAGTTGATCTACAAAGGCTACTTGTCGCCACTGCGAAGCAAGGTGACGAAGACGCGCCTGGACACGTCCGGTGTGCACAAGCGTGGCGGCGAGTTCATCGAGCGCGAGCTTGCTGAGGCTGTCGACCGCGACGAGGTCAACGAGCCCATCGTGCGCGAAGTCATCGAACTTGCGGGCGACCGGCGCTCGTGGTTGTTCTTCTGTGCTGGCGTCAAGCACGCCCAGCGCATTCGCGATGAGCTGTGCCGACAGGGCATCGAGGCCGAGTGCGTAACTGGCGAGACGCCAAAGACAGAACGCGCCGCCATCCTTGAGGCGTTTCGCCATGGCTCGCTGCGCGCGGTGACGAACGCAAACGTCCTGACGACCGGTTTTGACCATCCCGGCATCGACATGATCGCAATGCTGAGGCCGACGCTCAGCGTCTCGCTCTATGTCCAGATGGCCGGCCGCGGGATGCGGATTGCCAAGTCGAAGAAGGATTGCCTCGTCCTTGACTTCGCTGGCGTCGTCTCGACGCACGGGCCGATCACCGCTGTTGATCCGGGCGGACGCGGCGGCGATGGCGAAGGCGAAGCCATGATACCGGCAAAGGCCTGCGAGGCCTGCAACGAGCTGTGTCCCGTTGCTTGCCGCGTATGCCCAGCTTGCGGGACGCCATTTCCAGAGCCAGAGCGCCGCAACCTTGAACTGCACGATGACGACATCATGGGGCTGGACGACACCATCGCCATGAAGGTGAACGAGTGGCGCTGGCGCAAACACGTCAGTCGAGCCAGTGGGAAAGAGATGCTGGCCGTGTCCTACTACGGAGGCCTCGTTGACGTCGTGACCGAGTACTTCCCTGTGTTGCACACTGGCTATGCGCAGCAGAAAGCCATCAGGGTCGTTGCCGACATCGTCAACCGCAGCAATGCACCGAGCGATCTGTTGAATCTTGTTGACATGGATGCCGCTGCGCAGGCACTGAATGCAGGCCGACCGCCGAGCAGCATCGACTACAAGCGCGACGGAAAGTTTCAGCGAGTTCTGCGGAGGACGTGGTGAAGAAACCCCTTTCCGTTGTCGCGTGGGAGCGTCGTGTCGACGAGCTGCGCGCTGAGATTCCACCAAACTGCCATACATGCGCGCATGCGACCGACGACGGCGACGAAATCTTCTGTCAACGATACAACGAGCGCCCGCCGGCTGAGTTTGCCGAGCAGGATGGAGCGTGTTCCGAATGGTCAAACGTTCTCGAAGCACTGCCTTTCTAGTGAAAGTGCGCATTCCAACAGAGCATGAGGAGCAGCGAGAGTTCGTCTCATGGTTTCGTCGAGCGCACCCTGGCGTTCGCATCTTTGCCATTCCGAACGGAGGGGCGCGCAGTATGGCCACAGCAGCGCGGCTGAAGGTCGAAGGAGTCATGCGAGGCGTCCCCGATCTGCTCGTTCCTGCGTGGAATCTGTGGGTCGAGATGAAGCGCGTGCGCGGAGGCCGCGTGGACCCAGAGCAGAAGGACTGGCACGCCTACCTCACCGACGTCGGCCATCACGTCATCGTCGGGAAGGGCGCCGAGGACGCCAAAGAACAAGTCGACCGCTGGTTCATGTCGACGTTTCCAATTGAGTCTGATGGAACGGAGCACTGATGACGACGCTGAGTGAACTGCAAAATCGCTGCGCACGAACGACGCTGATGCGAACGGAGCCCGAGGCAAACCACAACGAACAGCTGGCCATGGCCGCGCTTTGGCTGACGGCCGAGGCGGGCGAGGTTGCCACCGAAGTCCGCAAGGCCATTACGAACCACGAGGAATGGTCGACGGTGCGCTACCGTCTGACCGTCGAGCTGGGTGACCTGCTGTGGTGCGTCTGCGAGGTCGCATCTTTGTCGGGCATCGACCTGGAGCGCGCTGCCGCCGAGCAGGCTGACAAGCAGAAGATGCGCTATGCGCACATCTTCAATCTTCACGACACAGAGGGGCCATGAGAGTCAAAGAGAAGCGCGACGCGCCGCCGGCCGCGTCGATGGAGATGCGCATCGCCATGCTGGAGCTGGCTGTGCGGGACCTAACTTCTGCGCTGAACGGACTGAAGGCCATTCGCGAGGGGCGCGTGCGTGTTCCCACAATGCCAGACGGCAGCGGGACGGCGCTTGCCGTCGCAAGAGCCAAGGCCGGCTGGCGCAACCGTGACCTCGCGGTGGCCATCGGTGTGTCGCCATCCATGCTGTCGCTCTGGGAGTGCGAGAGAATGGCCATCCCGCTGTGGCGAGCCGATGCCATCCTGACGATTTTTCAAGATGCTGGCGTCGAGCCGCCAGAATGGGGAGAGGAATGAAACCGACAAGCGCAACGCTGTTCTGCTTTGACCTGAACGCATCGATGGTGATTTGCCCAGACGAGGTGGCGACATGACAAAGATGCACACCGCTGGACCATGGAAGTGGTTCTCGAACACGCTCATCTCGCAGACCAAGCCGAACGACATCGTGCTGCGAGTGCTTCCTGCCTTTCGTCTTGAGCCACACGATGAAGCGCTGGTTGCTGCCGCGCCGGATCTACTCGCCGCGCTGGAAGACATCGCACGCGGAGACTACTCAGACCCGTTTTGCAGGCTGACGCCAGAACAGCGTGCCCGCGACGCTATAGCCAAGGTGAAAGGGCACATCTCGTGACCGGCCGCCGAAAAGACATCGCAAAGCGCGAGCCCATTGCCGACGCGAAGGAGGGAACGTGATACCGACACAACAGCCATGCTCCTACTGTGGAGCGAAAGCCGGTTCGCCATGCACAGGCTATGGGCTCATCGATGGCGACGTGCATGAGGCGCGTTATCGTGGAACGACAAAAGCCAGCGACGTTGTCGAACTTGGCCGCGCGCGGGCGTTGCTTGGATGTCCGCCGGACATGTCTCTGCTCGATGGCGTGCGCCGCATCAGGGCAGAGGTCGCGGAACTGCACACTCAAGTGCGTCGCCTGCAAGAGGAGCAAAGGGGAACCCATGCATCGGCAAATGAGTAGAGAGGCCATCGCCGCGAGGCGAAAGCACGCACGCGAAGTCATCCTGAAGAATCCAGACCTGACCATCGACGAAGTGCGTCAGCGGGTTCGATGCTCGCAGGACATGGTCAAAGAACTTCGACGCGAACTGAAGAGAGAGGCGGCCGCAAAGCAAGCGGGGGGTGGTCGTGCCGAAGAAACCAGCGCCGTCTAGTCATACCTGCCCGACATGCGGCGTCGAGCCTGGTCAGGTGTGCGTCAACAAAAATGGCGAGATGCGCAGCGACTTTCACGAGGAACGTCGCGCGCTGTGTCCGTCACCGCTGGCCATCAGCGTTCGCCTGAGGCGCGCGCTCGAAAAGCTCTCGCGTACGCAGGATGCTTTGACCGAGGCGA